AGTGGGCTTGTATTTACTCTTTTGTCAGCCATATCTTAATATCCTCCTTTCTTAGCGAGCTATAGTTGTAATATAGTACTTATCAGCACTGTCAACAGCCTGAAGCCCGGCAGTGATATAAGTGCTGTCACCGGTAGATCTCTGCTGATCAACATAGAAGTCAGCCTCGCCATCAACATTAGTGATAGCTCCATCTCTCTCATAAGCAGCAAGCATGGCTCTTCCGAGGCCTTCCATGACTGTCCAGCCATCAGAATCATTGTCATACATACCCGGGACAAAAGTTGTCAGGCAGTCATTGCACCATGAATCATACACACGAAGTGGACGATTCTTGTATGCATTTGACGGTTGATCATCGCCGAAAGTAACCAGAGAGTTGATATCATATTCCAGAATTACAGAACCGTCTTCTGATACCGAGAAGAACGATTTGCCCGCTTTGATTGCCGCTTCTGCTTCTGCATGAGACAGTTCTCCGTTAACTCCTGTTGCTCCGGTAACCTGTGCATGTGTCAGAGATGTAACATAATCAGCTCCAGCGGTAGCTCCTGCAATCCATGCCGTAGCCTGTGCTGCTGTGAGGCTTACCTCATCATATATGAGTCCATTAATCAGATTTATGATACCTATATAGTCTGCTGCAAAGTTAGGAGCAACAGCCTGGCACTTCCAGCCGATGGTTTCTCTGATATATCTAATCTTTGTCAGCAGTGCTGTCTGAAGTGCTGAGTCAGCTGACGGGAAAGCCATGCAGTTGAATCTTACGTTCTCGCATGCATCCAGGAACGCAGCTGCAGCAGTATTTCCTGTTATGGTATCAGTACCATTCTCAAGAGTTGCTGATGCAAATGCAGCCAGATTTCCGGTACCAGAGAAGTCAACCCACTCTGATCCAGCTGCAGCGAGTTCTGCGAAAGTGGTCAGTCCTTCAAATACTTCAGCCTCTACCCCATCCACAGTAATAGTAACATCGAAGCCACCATCTGTATTTGCCACGCTGACAATCCTGATCTTATTTCCAAGAGTGCCTTTGTACTTGGCAGTAGCGGTGAGTGAGGCGGAACCAACCGTGATCGCCTTTGATGCCTTTGCACCTCCATCAAGGATCCAGACATATACAGTTGCAGCATTCATCATCATAAGACGGATCATTCTCATGAAATCATTATCGTCATAGATGCTTCTGCCAAGCTCTGCCAGATGTGCATCAGGGCTTGCTGCGCTCAGCTGAATCCATTCACCTCTTTTGCCCCAGTCATAGCTAATTAATGGAATAACACCTATACCTCTTGCGGATGCTATCGGAGTTCTTGCCTGTCCATTTTTCAGATTGACATAAGTACCCGGGCGGACTTTAGCCGCAGAATTCAAAAAAGTTCCTCCAGACATATTTACTTACCTTCCTTTCCATACAAAAAAGCATCTAGGATAGCTTTTGCCTCATCGATGCTGAATTCTGTTTCTTTATGACCATACATTGCACCATCAAAGGTGCTAGTAGTTACTCCAAACAGTTTCAAGCTGTTTTCCCTGAGTTTTTCGATTAAAAATTTTGTTGCTTTTCCCTCCTGGGGCTTTTTAAGCTCAGGAGTTTCTGCAACATTCTCTTCGGTTTTCGCCTTAGCTCCCATTAATAACCTCCTGCGTAAAATATTCTTTTATATCGTTCCAAATCAGATAGATGTTATTAGCCTTCGAAGCTTTTTCCTTCTTTGGCGTGAAATAATCAAGTATCCTGTATTGCAGTGAAACAATACCCTGTTCTATTCTTCTTATGACAGGTTCCAGAACCTTAACGGATTTTCCGGTATCTGCACCATTCTCCGAATACAAAGGCAGTACCAGGCCATTAATCATGATCAGATCCCGCAGATGTGCAGAGCGGGCCTGCGCATCCCAGTCCTTCCTATCCATGATCTGGACTTCAAATGCTATTGTGTTCAGATATGATCCAAGGGTCACTTTGCTGCTTTCAATATATGGAACAGGAAAGTACACAGACGGTACATAGAAAGCCTCGGGGATATCCTCAAAATACGGTTTTACACCATTCACATCATTCTCCAGAATAAATCGGACAGCTGATGCAAGGCTTTGTTCTAAGGTTATATCCATTCTGCAAACCCTCCATTATCCACCAAAATACTTTTTCCAGAACTTATCAAAGAATTTTTTAATTTCACTGTCCATTTCATGCTGCATCTTCTGTTCTGCCTTATCGAAGAACTTTGATCCATCTACATGAGAGGCTTTTAATACCATTCCTGTCTTTGCTCCAGGTATATAAGTAAATCTGGATCCGCTCCAAACCCCCGGTATAAATCTCCCAGGTTGCTGGTTATGTCCATCATTTACATATCTTGCATATTCCAGAGCGCTTCCGACAGTTAATGTAATACTACCTTCATCAAGTTCCCAGACATTATTGGCACTACCCTTATGAAATGAAGAAAGCATAAGCCTTGTATCAACATTTTTGGCTGCTTTAATATTGCTTTGGACCATATTCAGGAATGTTTCACCTATCTCTTCCAATGCATCCGCCGCTTCGGGCTTGAGTGCCGCTTGGGCTTTATTGATCTTCTCGATCCAGTCCTGTAAACCCGATGTATCAAATCCCATCAGATCGCCCCCTTCATATCATCTTCCCTGTGCAGCATAACTGTCATGTGATGTTTCCCGCAGATAGTCCTCGGCACTGACGCCCGGAACTTAAGCCCCGATTCAATGCTTTCACTGGTTTTGCTCACCACAATATCGTTCTTTCTGATATCTGTACCATAAGGCAGGCTCAGCTTGATCATTCCATCCAGTTCGGTATATGGATCCTGCTGATCCAGTTGCATCGTTCCATTTTTTACATGAAAATGACATGATACATCAGTCTCATCAGGGGACTCCGGCCAGTCCATCACGGAAGACGAAGGAATACCATATCCTACATTCACAGCCGTTTCTGTAACATGGTATATGTCACACAGATCATTAAAATAATCTGATATCATTGCATCACCCCGCTTTACAGTGCTCTCATCCTGAATAATACTGAGCCAGTATTTTCTTCAATGTAATCCCGCAGCAGATCATCAAGGCCAAGGTCTGACTCGTCTATGACGGTTGCCTCCGTTGTATATGAGTAATCATCGAAGGTCTCCGACTTTAACGCTTTTGCTACGGAAGCGTCTGCCACTCTTTTTGCATATGCCTCGGCCAGGAGAATGACCGCAGTCTTTACCGCAGTAGGAATCTCGGGATATTTTTCCTCACCATCATCGTCCGTCTGGTCGAAGGTGTTGTTTGTGAGTGCAATTACTCTTTGCTCTGCCCTGAAAATGTCAACTGCCAGTTTTGCAGATGCCCTGCTCTGCACCGATGCAATATCGGTATATGCAATAACCTCATCCGGGGTCACCCACGGTCTTGTTGCCACGGTCCTCACCTCCTAAAATCACATTAATGTTTTCTTCATAGCTGGACTCCTATTCTGCGACAGTTACGAAGAACAGGTAAATATCAGCTGCGCCTTTGGTCGCTGCTGTTCCTGTTTCCGTGAATTTCGCTTTGATCTTTTTGCCCTTTGCAAGCTCAACAAAGGTATTCTTGGTATAAGCGCCTTCCGTACCTTCGGTTACATCAGAAGATCCCAGAATATCGTTAACATCATCATTGGCGCCAACAGTCAGCACGTTGGTCGTGGCAGCATTAAAAGCTTCTGTTACAACGGCAACTGCTCTGGTGATAATCATTTTGTTCGGTGTTTTGAAGAGCTCGATGCCTTCATCAACATCCGTGTCATCAAATGCAACAGAGCCTGCGTAGAACATCTGCTCAACACCGCCCATGCCGAAATCATTTGCCATAGGTTTCATTCGTTTTGTCCTCCTTTATGATTTTTCACGGAAGCCGGCACGGATCTGATCTGCCTTAGCCTCAGCTTCCTCTATCGCTTTCAGGATTGCCTCTTTTTTCATGTCCGATCCAAGAGGGATCCCTTTAATCGTTGCATACTGCTTGAGCTCCGCTACGGTCATTTTAGAGAGTTCTGTGGCCGAATCAGAAGACTCCTGCGCTGTATCCTCATCACCGATACCAGTTTCTTCCTCAAATGCCACCTCTTCAGGCTGTTCATCACCCTCCTCTTTAAAATAGCCGCTTGCCATCGCTGCTTCATATTCAGGACCATCCGGAACAAATACATCCGGATGATCCTTGTCAGCCTTCACTTTGCCCCAATAGGAGAGGCCTTTTTTTAACACGAGATGATGCATGTTTTCCTCCTTTCTGATACCCGTAACTCATTTCATTAGTTGAATGAGTACGCCGGCAGACCTGTGATAATTGCTGTTGCATCAAGTTCCTCAATGAGGGTATCGAGGTCAAAATGCACTACATAAAATCTCTTGTCCTGCATGATCGCATCCTTGGATGTAGCATCCTTACGGATCTTCATGTTGTAGGTATTAACCAGCACAATGTTCATCGGGTCAGCAAGGATGATCTTATCATCACTGAGGCTAGGCACCTGCATGGACGGGATCGCAACCGGGCTGTTGTACAGGGATTCCGGAACAGCTCCGCCTGCATTAAGCACTTTCTTCAGCAGAAACAGCTCCCACTGCTGTGCTCTTGTCGGAGACATCAGCCAGCGGAAACGTCCGTTATTCAGGAATCTGCCCGGAACCATGGATACGGTCTTGTAGAACATATCCAGTTCCATATCGGTAGCTCCGGTAACGTCCATCACATGACCGCCGGTTGAGATCTTCTTGATAACACCGTCATCAAGCTTCAGGAAATCGTAGTCCGGATCAGTAGCGGGAGTTGCCTCGTCACCGTTGATCAGCAGGTCTTCCTGATCCACACCGATCTGGGTTGTCATGAGGTCGGTAACGAGCTTGTCCAGATTCTCACCTTCAATATTCTCTCTGAGAGTATCTTCGGTGATCTCCCACGGAAGACGAACCGGATTGCAGCTATACTCGATCTGGCCGAATTTCGGCTTTGCTCTGTAGCCATCATCCACGTTCTCGATCTTTCTGCGGAGCAGTCTGCGATCAACACCGATCTTGTCGATTTCACTTTTTCTCTCGGTCTTCGTGACATGTCTGATCGCACCCATAAGCGGAGTAGCATCGAAGGTCTGCTTAAGGAACTTCTTCGCCTGTCCAGGAGTAAGCAGTCCGCTTGTGACAGTATTTGTAGTGATCGTATCTTTCACGATCTGTCTGTTGCTTCTTAAAAGTTTGTTCGGCATAGTATTTACCTCCTGTCTTTCTTAGATAATCCCGTGTAGATAATGTTCATCTTCGGATTTCTGGATTCCGTCCATGTTGTTCAGGTTGGTCGGAAGACCTTCCTGTTTCAGGTACGGTTCCATAGCTTTGGCAACTGCCTTGGCCACTTTGTCATCCATGGTTTCTTCTTCCGGCTCTTCCTCGGGAATGTCAACGCCTTCGGTTACGGCCTTACGGATCGCCTCATCGATCATGCTCTGGATGTCAGACTTGGTGATCTTTTCATCCTGCGGTGCCGGTGTTTCTTCCTGCTTTTCAACCGGAGTAGGATCTGCAGGTTTCTGCACCTGAGCAACCGCTTCGGCAACGGCAGTCTTAACAACTTCTTTCAATTCTTCATTACTCACTTCGGTTTCCTCACTTTCTTCAAAATTTGATATGAAACTACCCAGCGTATCGTGGATAGATTTCAATGTTTCTACATTTTTCTTTGACATGGCCTTACCGGCCTTTACGATCGGCGGCATATCCTCGCCATCGGCGCACTTGAATATGCTGTCTTCATCTGCATGGGAGAACAGATCTGTTGCAATGTCAACAAAATCCTTCAGTGCTTCCTGAACCTTGGACATATCAGTTTCCGGTCCCCACATCTGGGTTTCGGGATTCCACACATCCGTCAGACAGTCGTTCAAAGCCCACCAGACCCTCGTGAAATTTTCAGCCACATAATTTCGGTTGAAGCGATCTTTAACAGCGCCTTTTTCAACCTTTTCAGGGATTCCCAGCCACTTTGCTACCTTCCGGAGAAAGCCCTGCTTTTCGGCATCCTCAGCATCCTCAGCTTCAGCTGATTTACTGATATCAACGTCCTCCTCACTGTACGTTCCGACACCACCCATTGAAAATCCGGTGATCTCACCTTTCTGGATGCTGTCGAACACCTCCTGATCCGTGACCTTGACGGTCATAAGCCATGTGCCTTTCTTAATCTGCTGGCCCTCGATTTCTTCATCACACTTGGCGATATATGATTCAACGACTGTTGCGCCTTCGAGAGCTTCAAAGGAGTGCTGCAGATCAACACTGCCCTTGTTTTCCGCGAACCAGTAAGCAGCTTTTGTGATTTCCTCTTCTGTCATATAGTTGCCCTGAGTGTCTTCGGCCATTGGCTCGTAGACAATCCCGAACACATAATGTGATTCAGGATCTGCTTTCAGGATCGTTCCATATGTCAGGAATGACGCCTCACCATCTTCGGTTTTGGTGATTATGAACCGCTTCTTGTTGGCAGCCTTATTCACCAGGCTCACAAAACTGATCTTTGCATCGGACATGGCATAAGCTTTGGCAATTCTGTCCATGTTTTTTTCGTACCTCCTTTTCTCAGATTTTGCCGTGTAAATAAAAAACACGGGGCTCGCGCTCCGTGCTGGGTTCGATGTATATTCAATTTCATTTTTCCTTTCTCAGGGCATTAAAAAAGGCACCCGAAGGTGCCGTAGGGATAGATCTTAGATCAAAACAATCTTTTCTTTTTTCTCTCTGTTGATAGCCTCTTTTTTCTGCTTTAAGTATCGAGTGTAGCTATCTTTGACTTCCTGCGGTGCATCTTCTCTTGGCTTAATAAGAAGGCCTCCATATTCGGAAACCAGATAATCTTTATTATCCATCCAAGATAAATCTAATCTTATCATTTATCCGCCTCTGTCAACAATGAAATAAACTCAATAGTAAAATCGTCTTGTGGGTTTTTAGCTATAACCTCAGAAATCACTTCTTGGTATTTCTTAGTGTTAAATTTCCCTATAAACAGATCTTCTTCAGCATCACCTTTGTAGAAAACCGATCGTGGAGAGATATTTTCACGAAGGTAGTTTACAATGCCAGCATCATCAACGGTCTCTCCTTTGAGATTATAATATGCCTGCTTCGCAATATCAATACTGTTTCCGCCTTTTTTTGCAGCTATCAAATGTCCGCACTCGTGTCTGGCTATACCTTCAGCATCAAAAAATGAAAAGTGCTTGTCTTCCAGAATATTCATTTCTGTAATTTCACGATTTCTTAAAGCACGATTATCAAACACAATAGTATGGTTATCGACCTGTGCAAATGTATCACTGTCCAGTTTTCTTGTTGTAACCGTGATCTGTTTTGGTATTAAGTCCTTATACTGTTCCTGCATCTCAGCAATTGTTGCTATCTGCGATTTGAAAAGTTCTGCATCTCCGTCAAACTGCTTGATGTCAACGATATTGATGCCTTTCTCCCGTGCATAAGAAACAATACTATCTTTTTCCTCTTTGCTAACTATCCTTGGCACTGTCTCTGACCAATCATTACTATTCGATTGAGCCATCTGATACTCTTCGTTCAGTTCCGCCATCCTCTGTTCCCTTGCTGCCTGCTTTTCCTCGATCGTCAGATCATTCCATTTCGGATCTCTGATCTGATTCATCATACAATGACAGTTGATCGACTCACCTGCCGGCAGGTTAGAATCTCTGGGGCACATTGGCT